TATTGCTATATTCTTTTAATAAACAACTTGCTGCTTTATGTTCCGAACAATTTTCTTTAAAATATGTCATTGCATTAGAACAATCATTAAAATATCCTACAAACTCTAAATCGTTATAATTACCACTAAGACTTACTGTTAATACAAATATTCCTTCAGCTAACATAATTTACTCCTCAAAATTTCCTTTTGTAACAATTTTTCCTGTTGACTCATGAATAACATAAAATTCTTTTGCATTATAAGTCATTATGTATTTCCATCCTTCCCAAATCCATTGATGCTCTTTCCATTCTTTTTTATTTTTTTTTAGTGTCTCTTTTCCTTTTGTCATTTTTGCACACTCCACTCATATTATACGTTCCTATTTCTGATATTAAACTACACCACCATAATTTTCCATCATGGTAACAAGCATACTTGTTACACTCATTACAAAGATGAGGTTTTTTTAAATCAATCTTCGTCATGAAGTTCATCTAATTGTTTGTCAATTAAAATTTCTTCCATAGTTTTTAGTTTTTCTGTATCGTTTTCTACATGAGCAATCAAATGGTTTATATACCATTGAGCTTTTTTAAGGTCATTTACACCATCTTTATTTTTCCAACGCCACAGGTACTTCATAATGTTTCCTGTATCAGTAGCTTCAATTCCTGTAAGCCCTTCTACTACCCCTTCAATGCAGTCAATGCACTCCAAGCCTTTAGCAGACTTGTAATGCTTTGGGTTTACTAAATAATCATTATTCATTTATTTCTCCATTTATACAAGTTTCGTATTGTTGTTTTACAAAAACCTTACTGTTTGTTGTAGCACTTTTAAATAATTTTCCTTTCTCGTTACATATATAATTAAAATGATTGGTGTTATGTACAACCACAATATCCCATACTTTAAAACAAACAACAAGGGTAATTATATAAATTACTAATCCTTTTGTAATTATACTTTGAATCCATTTAAAAATATTCATTATTTTCACTACTCCTTATTAATACATATGTTGTTTTTTTAATCAACTTATTAAGTATAATAGAGCCTTGATTAACCAACCAAAGGAAATCTACTATGTGGACATCACCTAAAGCTACTGAAATGCGTTTTGGTTTTGAAGTAACTATGTACGTAATGAACAAGTAATTTTAAATTAATAAGAGAAAAAGCCAGACCATAATAATCACAACATGTAAGACCTTATAAGCATTTAGTCTTTTCTGGCTCATCTCTTAACTCTTAGTTTTCTTTAAAAAGGAACATCTTCTGATACTAGCTCTTTAGCTTTTGGCAAAGATGCAGAGGATGAACTTTTACTTTCCCCTTTATAAAAAACTCTTGTATTACCTAATATAACTCCTCTATCTCCAGCCTCTCTTTCTTCTTTCGTTGTAGATTGAGTAATCATACCATTGTTATCGTATTGGTCTTTTTCATCCAAATCAACAAAAGTAGTAATATTTAAATAAGTACCTTTTTCTCCTTTGATTAATTTAGTCTTATCAATCTTGCTTACATCTATACTTGCTGAAATTCCTACTGTTGCCATTAGTTATTCTCCTTAATTGATTTAATTATATCTTCAACCGATGTTAAAAATTCCTGTATATCTCCTTCACAACGACTTATTAAGTCATCATCTCTTTCAACTCTTTTAATAAAAAGTTGATATTCTTTTGGAAAGTCTGGGTGGTAAGATACAAAGTCGCACCAATCTTTTCCTGTACAAGCCATTTGCCATTGCATTTGGTGTATATATTTTTTAGCAATAACTCCAGTTTGTAATGTTTCTGTGTGTGTCATAGGCTGTGGGCATTTAATTTCAATTAAGCCGTTTAAACTAACTAACCCATCAGGACTTGCTCCTGCCATTTTAATAGTAGGGTGGTCTATAAAGCCAACCTCCCTAACATCTGTTCCTATTAATAACTTCATTTTATTGGCATACTCAACCCTAGCTTTGTCTTCAAACTCCACACCATGAGCCATTGCAGAGTTCATAAAAACAGGAACTACCTTATTAGTAAGCCTTTCTGTAACTAACTGCATACGATACTTTCTTTTGTAAGTAGATTCGCCATTTTTTACTTTAACCATAACATCGTCTACTTTACTAGCAGTTACTTTACCTAATCTAGCAGAGAACCATTCAGCACTTCGTTGTTCCATTATTTATTCTCCGAAATAATTTTGTTCATGTAATCTTTACATAATTTTTTATCATTTTCTGATGTTAAAGTTGCATAATAATTTCTTGCATTGGTAATACCCTCATCTGCATAAATGTTTTTAATATGCTCTAAAACATCATGTGGGGGAAGGTCTTCGTTTGCATAAATGTAGAGTCCAAGACCATGCAAAGCTATTGCTTTCACTAAACATCTCATCATTGCGTTACTTAAATCATCACAATTGGGAGATTTTATAGCTTTATTATTAAAATCAGTAACAGCAAGTTGACAAGTCATAGGTTTTTTAAATGCTGTAACTGTGCAAAATACCAACATACTTCCATCAGGCAATGTTAATGGCTCTTTATATTCCCAGTTAGCATCAGGGTCTTGCTCAAGTAAAGTTTTTACAGCAAATACCCAACTTAAATAATTAAATCGCCCTTTCTTTTTTTTATGTTCATTTACATCTATTGCACTTAATTCTTTAAATTTACTCATTTGCTAATCTCCAATTTTCATAATTTGTCTTTATTATGTATTCTTCTAAATCAATAACATCTCTAGCAGGTTCTTTTAATAAAGCTAATTTTCTATCTGCTTTGTCATTTTCTTCTTTAAGTTCTTGTGTAGCTTTTTGTAACTCCCAAGCAAGATAATTTAAAGTATCATCTTGAAGTAGTTTTTTTATTGTTTTATCTGTCATTGTATGTTTCCTTCTTTTTAAAGGTTAATTAATGTTACATATATAATGTTAATTCTTATTTACTTTAATGTCAAGTATTTATCATAAATTAATTTAATTATTAATATTAAAATAAAAACCCAACATATAAATGATGTTGTAATCATTACTATTAAAGCTAAACCTAATAATGTACTCATTTAAATTTTTTACTTACCTTGTCCCAATTTTTTGTTTTAAAAACTAATCCATCTTTGCTTGTAGCTTTATAATTTACATTGTTAAAAGTACGTTTAAACTCTTTTATTAATTCATTAATTGTCATGGTCGCTCCTTAAATCGTTGACTTTCTTTATTAAACCAAAGTCCAAATGTTCCCTCAAAAGAATGATTCCTTTGCTTCTGAACCATTAAATAACAAGTACAAGGGTTATCACCTTCCTCTAGTTCCTTTAGTTCTATCTTCTTTTCAATATCCTTTCGTCTGTGTAAGCACAATATATTATCAGTCAAATTTCTGATATGACTAGAACCTAATATATGTGAAGCGTCAGGTATAACTGTATCGTCTGATAATTTCTTAGTATGAGCAACAATAAATACATGGATATTCAAATCTCTTGCAATACAACTAATCTTATTAATAAACTTCTTTTGAGAGCCATAGTCATCTTCTGCAATGCTGTCCACCTTCATCAAACTGTCTATAACAAACACATCTACATTTAAAATATGCTTACCATAATTTAAACTTGCTACTAAATCATTTTCTGTGGTCGTTCCTTGAGCATTAAATAACCATAGCTTATCCTTGTACTTATCACAAAACTCCTCAATACCTTGAGTAGTAGGATTAGAAAGCCCTGTCTGCTGTATCATCTTAGCAATTTGTAATACTGGCTTCATTTCCATACTTGCGACAAGAACATTAGTATAGTCCATTAAATTTAATAATACTTGACTTAAAAATGTAGTCTTTCCAGAACCAGAGCTTCCTGTAAGAATAGTTACTTCACCCTTACGAATTAAAAAGTTATAATCTTGGTCAGTTTTTTGAAGCCCTAAAGAAAACCCAGCACCTTTTTCTTCCTTAAAATAATTAATAACATCTGGCAACAAAGTGTCTGTAGACTTAACTTTAAAATCTGTTTCTTCTTCATAATAACCACCTTTTTGTAATGTGTCTTTAGTGATTGTAAGCTGACTCATCATCTCATTAATGTTGGGTTCACTCATAATACTCCTTTCAGTTCAGTAGTTTTGTTAGTAGTATCGTTCCACCTTTCTTGATTTAAAATCGTTGGTGGCGAAGGATTAAAACCTTCTTTCCATTCTTTTGTAGACTTCATTGTATTTGTCCAACTTATAATCTCTTTACCAATGTCATCTAATTTTTTACTAGACCATAATTTTTCACAGCCCTTCTTATTATTTTTTCTTTTTTCGGGCAAAGCAACCCACCATTCTTCAAACAACTTTGAAGGATTTTTAATGACTTCTGCACTTGCTTGGATAGTTATAGAGGGTGTATATACTTTCTCTATACCATCACTAGACAATAAAAAACCTTTTGCACTTAAATTATCGTATGCTTTCTTTAAATCGTTTTCTGATTGCCTTAACCTAAAAGCACAATTTTCTATATCAGGTAAAGTACCATCAAATTGTGAAGCTAAATCCCACGCTTCTCTTAAAAACAATTTTTCTGTTGTTGATAATTTCATGTATACATGGTCATTTAATATGTCTGCACCATACATTTTATACCACGTCATTTTTTGTTGGTGCTTTGCATTTTTGGGTTTATAATGCTGAAACTTATCCCAATTTTTTATTTTATACATGATAATTCCTTTTTAAGTTTAAACAGTTTTATTTTGTAACTCTAGTATTTCATACTGCCTTAATTTTGGAATTTCTCCTCTAACAAACCATAAGCTAACAGCTTGTCTGCTTATCTCTAACTGTCTTGCTAACTCTGATTGATTCTTGAAATTTTCTTTTAAATAATCTAACGATATTTCTTGAGTCATAATTGCTCCTTTATTAAGTTTAAACGCTTTCATTATAATTTCTTTCTTTGTGAATGAATGACAACTATAACAGACAATAAAATATAGTCAAGTAAAATTTTTAAAAAAGTTTATAAATTCTGTTTGCCATTTATGATATATATATTCTCTTATATTATCTTATCTAGTATATACAAAGTATAGACAACATCTATACAAGGCATAGAAAATTAAATATAAATAATGCTTGACAAGAAAAATATATATGGCATACTAAAAGAGTAAACAAAAAAAGGAGATAAATAATGAGTTATGACAATAGTGCAGATAGAGAAAGAGATGTAAACCCGCCTGAACCAAAAGAGCATTAC